CATTTAGCGTGAGTCCAAAACTTAGTATCAGTGGTGAAAAACACGAAGAAGCAATTAGACCTGAAATCATTAAACAATATCAAGACGTTGGGTTTGTATATTTGAAGTTTGTTGTATCATCGGAGGATGATGTTCAAGAGGCGCAACAAGCAGTCAAAGAGTACAAGCAAGGTGGATTTAATGGTCCTGTATACTTGATGCCATGCGGTGGTGTTGAAAGTGTATACACAATGAATGCTAAGAATGTAGCGATGGCTGCAATGAAATTGGGTTATCGTTATAGTGACAGATTACAAGTTCCGTTGTTTAAAAATGAATGGGGTACCTGATGAACGAAAAGATTAAAGAGTTGGCACTACAAGCAGGTGGTAGCCATTATCCTAATGTTAACTCTATGCAATTGGTAAAATTCGCCGAGCTTATTGTAAAAGAATGTGTTACAATTAGTCTTAAGAATAGTCACCGCGAAGATGACATGGGTGCAATCATTGCCAATCAGATTAAAAAGAACTTTGGGGTTTGACAGTGGGACCGTATAGAACTGGCGTTTTCATAACAGACCAAACAGTAAATGATGTTTTGTTTTACAAGAAATGTATTGGTTGGGAATTGAAGTTTACATGGTTACCTAAACGTTGTGACATTACTGGTGAAAAGATTTGGTTAAAACTTGCATACCGAGGTACAGCAGTTTGGCGTGCTGGTGACAATATTTTTATCCAAGAACATAGATGGCATGATAAATGTGAGCATATAATATGGCAACTAAAGAAATGAACGAAGTGATAGACAAACTAGCATACACACATGGTATGTATTGTGATGGTACACCTGATTCTTGGGACTCAGAAGCCATTGAAAACTTTGCTAAGGCAATAATAAAAGAATGCATTTCTACTATGCATAGTATTGACCGTAGTGAATTAACCAAAACAACGTTTGACAAATCGTTGGTAGAAGGCACATTAGAACGTGCTGAAAAATTAATCAAAAAGAAATTTAGTTTACAAAACTAATAAAGCTGATGAACAAAGGAGTAAAAACATGAGCGCACATATTGATATTAAAAAACATCTTGACGAATACCTAATTGAGAACGACAAGTTTGATAAAGGTAATTCAGCCGCAGGCACACGTGCCCGCAAAGCACTAGCTGAATTGGCTAAGTCTGTAAAGGCTCGCCGTAATGAAATTACTGCTGAAAAGGCAGCACGTAAAGAAGCTAAGGCTAAGTGATGAGAACATATGATAAGCGTATAGGTTTCTTAGTAAGTTATCAAACGCTTATCCCTCACGGGGGTATAGGTCAGTTTGCAAAAAGTTTTTGCGAAATGATGGATGAGCATAACATCAAAGTGGATATCATCACAGATAAACAACCACAGGATAATGAGTTCGTCAAATCATTAAAAGCAAATATCATATATCCAAATGAATCGTTACCATATACCACTCATAGTAACATTTTCATGTATGGTGATACATTTTGCTATGAGCGTATGGCTAACTTTCGTAATAGTATTATAAAGGCACTAGAACATAATTTATACGATTCGTTCGTGTGTAACACATACGAAACCATTCAAGTCGCAAGTACAATGGGTCTTGAAAATTACATTCAAATTATAGGTTACACTCATTTAGAAAGTCAAATCTTTAACTGGACAAAGAATCCTTTCTTAAATAACACTAACGAAATGATGCGTCTACAGTTACAGACAGGATCATTGTATATTGGCACACAAAGCAAGTTTAACCAACTTGAGTTACAAGATAAAATTCAGATAAACAATGTGTGCCATCTTCCCATTCCTATTACTGAAAGAGATTTACTAACCGAGTATCAAGGTGAGCGTGAAGGTGTGTTGTTTGTTGGTCGATGGGAAGAAGGTAAGAATCCTGAACTCTTTATTGAGTTGATTGAACAAACTAAGTTGCCTGCTAAAGTAATGACTAGCCCCAACGGTGTTAAGAAGTTTGAAGATAGACTGTCAAAGTTGGGTGTAAAATATGATGTTCGTGCTAGTATTGTTGGACAAGAGAAAGTAGACTTTATTAAGTCGAGTAGAATTGCTTTCAATCCAAGCACAGTTGAAAGCTATGGTATGGCTTTCTATGAACAACACATTCAATTACCCACATTAGTGTTGACAGAGCAACGTTGGACTAATAATTTCAATAGTGATTTCTTTTATGGTTGCACCAAGAAAGACATGGCTAAACGAGCTATAGACTTATATGATAGTTTTGAGAACGCAAGTACATGGTACTTATTGGGTTCATTAGATCATGCTAAACATCAAGAAGCAAAAGTGTTTCACAAGTGGAATGAGTGTTTCAATATGTTCACTACTAAGCCGTCTACTACTAACACAGCCAAAATCTGTAACGAGACTACAACCACATTAAGAGATTTTATAAATGGTTTGGGCCGCAGTGTAATTTGTATTGATGATATTCGTAGCGTATTGACAAACAAACACAAGTTCCGTATAATCTATACAGACAAGGATACTTACTTAACTAAAGATCCTAGTTTTGAACCTGAAGAAGAACAAGTAAGTGATAATTTATTTATGGAACTATAATGAAAAAAATATTGATAACAGGTAACTCAGGCTACATCGGTTCGCATTTAACAAAACTGTTGAAGGCAGATTATGAAGTCTATGGTCTTGACCTTAAAGATCCGCAAGAACCAGTGACTGAACATTATAAAGTTGATATTCGTGGTGATTTCGCCAGTGACAACAATGATGTGTTTGATGCTGTAATTCATTTGGCTGCATTGGTTAATGTAGGTGAGAGTGAGAAGTTTCCAGTTCCATACTATGATACAAACTTAGGTGGTACTTTGAATGTTCTAGGTAACATTAAGACAAAGAATTTTATCTTTGCCAGTACTGGTGCCGCTGAAGGTTGCTCTAGTACTTACGGCATTAGTAAACGTGCGGCAGAAGATTGTGTTCGCAATATATGCGAAACATATAACGTTCCATATACTATTTTCAGATTCTATAACGTTATTGGCACTGACGGATACAAACCTACTAATCCCGATGGATTGATGAGTAAATTAATGCAGGCTACTGAAACCGGAGAATTTACTATCTTTGGTACAGACTACGATGAGAGTTGGGACGGTACTTGTGTAAGAGATTATGTCCACGTTATGGAAGTATGTGAAGCATTGAAAGATGCCATTGAAACTCCCAGTAACAGTATAGAGTGTTTGGGTCACGGTGTTGGGTACACAGTTAAAGAAATTGTAGATTTGTATTGTACAGTCAATGATGTTGATTTCCTAGTAAAGTCAGGTCCTAGAAGAAAAGGTGATCTCCCGTCTAGTGTTTTGGAAAACGTTAGCCCATATATGAAAAATCTATATAAAATTGAGGAATTGTTAAAGGTTGACAATAAATAAATTGTGTAATATACTAGCATATTATCACTATTCCATATCTTTACTATGACTATCAAACGTATCGGTTTCGCATGTAAATTTGCCGAAATCAACAAGAAGGGCGAGATTACCAGTGTCGAGGGTTTGAACACCGGCGGCACAACTATGGCATGGGCTAAACGCAATCAACGTAATAAGGTTGAGGAAAAAATCATTGATGTTGCTAAGACCAACATTATGAATACTCACAATCTTATCAAGAAGGTAGCAACTCTACCCGAGCCATTGCGTATGTTGCGTATTACTAGTGATATGCTCAGTTTCTACACACATGAGGATTACACTGACTTTTGGCATGATCCTTACATTCAAAATCTACTAGCGCATTGGTTCGCTCCACTCGGTGAGACAGCACGACAAAACAATGTTCGTCTGTCATTTCACCCTGACCAGTTCGTAGTTCTTGCTAGTGATCGTCCTGAGGTAGTAAATAAGAGTATAGAAGAATTCGAATATCACGTAGATATGGCTCGCTGGATGGGATACGGCAAGACATTTCAGGATATCAAGATTAACGTTCATATCAGTGGTCGTCTTGGTCCTGATGGTATTCGTAGTGCCTATACACGCCTCAGTCCCGAGGCACGAAACACACTCACTATAGAGAACGAGGAGATCACACATGGACTTGACACAGTATTACAAATTGCAGACTTGGTTCCAATCGTATTGGACATCCATCATCACTGGATTCGGGAAGGTGAATATATTTCTCCTAAAGATCCTAGAGTCCTACGGGTACTTGATAGTTGGCGGGGGACTCGTCCTACTATGCACTATAGCGTTTCTCGGGAAGATTTACTACCCGACCACTGCCGACTTACTCGCCCCGACCTTAACACGTTGATGGAAAGTGGTCACAATAAGCAAAAACTACGTGCCCATAGTGACTACTATTGGAATGAGGCTTCAAACGATTGGGCATTGTCATTCCTTGACAAGTTTGATATAATGTGCGAGTCAAAGGCTAAGAATCTAGCCAGCTTCAAACTACATGAGAGAGCAAAACAAAATGGGATTATTGGATAAACTATTCGGAAAAAATAAAGATCCGTTACCAGAGGATCGTGGATTACCTGAACCAACGGCGACACCCGAAATGCCTAAGGTAAAGAAGCCTCGCAAACCTAGAGTAAAGAAAGAAAAGGCACCGGAACTTTCAGCTAAAGACAAAGCAACACGAGCAGGCGAACCATACGTGAACATTCTTAGCGTAGAGGTTGACCCTAACAATGTTCACAACGGTTCATTTGAGTTAGATTGGAATTCAATCTTCATTACACAGTTAGTTAAATCTGGGTACATGAAGAAAAAGGAAGACACTGATAAGGATATTGTTGATCGCTGGTTCAGTGATGTTTGCCGAAACGTAGTTTTAGAAATGTATGACCAGCAGGTCGCTGATCCGGATAACCGCGCACGTGGTGACATTAGGACTGTACAAACTAAAGACTTAGGTAACGGTCGTACAGAAGTAAGCTAAAAGTATTCATTTTTACAGGTTGACAATTAATCCAATACGTAATATACTACGTGTTCTAACAACCTCATATTGGAGTAATTTATGCAACGTTCTAAAACTGCAATTGCTGTTGCAATTGATACGATTCAAGTACCTGCAATTGAGCCATTACAACAAGAATATCTTGTTGACAATATCATTGATGCCGTTGAACGTTTTTTGAAGGCTATTGACAAGAAAGCTATTGTTGTTCAGGCACCAACAGGTAGTGGTAAAAGTTTTACTATTACTAACTATACTGCTATTTTACTTGCACAAAAATTTAAGAAAATTAAAAATGTTTTCTTTGCGGCACCATCACAAGAATGTGTTGATGAGCCACTAGAAAGTATGCAAAAGTATGACGGCACCTACATTGGTAAAAAATTAGTCAAAGTTTATGATAGTAAGCAATTGAAGTATGCGCTAGAAAACAACATTGATTTGCCGGGTGATATTCGCTACTTCTTCATGACCACTCAATACATGTATGGGTTGTATGAAGATTTTGATCCTACAAACCCTGATGACTTTGATTTGGCATTACCTGATGTAATTTTCAATGATGAGGCTCACCGTGGCTTAGGTGTTCCTGATGCTTCTACTACAAAAGAAGATCAAGGTGTCACCAATAAGAATTGGGAACCCAAGTGGTTTGACATGCAAACTGCCATGATGAATTGCGGTACAATCGTTATTCACTTGACTGCAACACCCACACAGTCTCAACGTATGAAAACTTTGGTAGGCGCTAGCAAGTATGTGCAGTTGCCCACTATGCCGAAATTTAAAGAATCCAATGCATTCACTAAATTTGAATATCACGGTAATCGTGATGATTTATATCAAACTCTTGAGGCTGCATACAAAACATTTGCTTGGCAAGTAAATGAGATTCGCAATCAACAAACACTAATTCCACAAAGTGTATGGGATAACATAGCAAATGATATGCCTAAGATGATGCCCGGTATCATCATTAGTCTAGGTCGTAATAATGCAGTTAATGGTATACCCATTGCATCAGTGATGAGAGATGTGAAAGCGTTCGCTAAACGCATGAATGCGGCCTTGTTTGTGTCAACGTCAAAGGAAAAGCACTTTGACGGACAAAAAATCAAGCGTATGAGTGAAGGCATTAAAATGGCTAATAGCCCTGCATACATGAATCGTCCATTAGTAATGGTAGTTGTTGATTCGGGTAAAATGGGTATCAATATTCCTCGTTTGATTACTGCGGTTGTTTGTAAAGTGCCCGCACAACAAAAGATTCACAATAGTTATACGCAGTTTGTAGCACGTACTTGTCGTTTGCCTTTCTTCCGAGATCATGAACTTGGAATTGAATTCATTCGGAAGATGAAAGTTTCCGATGACGTAAAGTCTTTGGTGTGTTCGTATTATTCTTTGTTGTCTACGTCATTTGCTATTCTTCCACAAGATACTGAATTGATGAAGTTGGTAGAAGAATTCTATACAGAAGATACATTTGAAATGGTTGATGGTATCGACTACATTCTCAAAGGGGTGTTCGGAGGTAAGGACCCAAAAAAGTTAGTTTCCGGACTACGTATTGCTTTTGACAGAGGTCAATTAAATTCATTGTTTCGCAAGGACCATTGTGAAGCCTGTAATAATAAGTGCCTAGAACAAGCGATAAAGGGCTATATTAATAAGTATGGTGACGATACTAGTAAATTAGGTGATTTCGTTGAACATTGGAAATCTACATTGCAAGTGGATCACATTGACGGAAACCGTTATAATAACGATCCTTCTAATCATGCAACAGTGTGCCCTAATGTTCACATGCTCAAGACGCAGAGGCAACAAGATTACTTGAACGATTATACTTTTGGGAAGCCAAAGTATTGACAACTATGCAAAATAGTAGTATACTATACGCATATTATCTAACTACATATAGGACAAAATGAAGTACGCACTCATAGATACTGCCAATACATTCTTCCGTGCCCGTCACGTTGCAAGTCGCAATAGTGATCCCTGGGAAAAAGTAGGAATGGCACTACACTTGACACTTGCATCAGTTAATCAAGTTGTCCGTAATCACGGTATTGACCATGTCGTATTTTGCTTGGAGGGCAGGTCGTTCCGTAAATCATTGTATGAGCCATACAAAAAGAATCGTGTGGTTGACGCAATGTCAGTCACTGAAGAAGAAAAAGCCGAAAATGAACTTTTCTGGGATACTTACGACAAGTTTACAACTTACCTTAAAGAGAAAACCAACTGTTCCGTACTGCGTCACGAAAATGCTGAGGCAGATGATTTGATTGCACGTTTTATTCACTTACATCCCGATGATACGCATTACATTATTTCTACTGATTCCGATTATGTTCAGCTTATTAGTGAGAACGTGCTCCAATACAATGGAGTCACAAATGAACTCGTCACTATCAACGGCTATTTCAAAGACAATGGCAAGCCAGTACTAACTAAAGACAAGACACCCAAACTGTTAGAAGACACACCTGAGTACCTACTCTTTAAGAAAATCATTCGTGGTGACGCAGGTGATAACGTATTCAGTGCCTACCCAGGTGTGCGTGAAGTAGGTACTAAAAACAAAATAGGTATCAGGGAAGCGTTTGAGGATCGCAATGCTCAGGGTTTCAACTGGAATAACTTTATGCTTCAGCGTTGGGTAGACCACAATGGTGTTGAACATAAGGTTAGAGACTGTTACGAGCGCAATCGCACATTAATTGATTTGACTGCACAGCCTCAAGAAATTAAGGATGCAGTAGACCAACGCATTAAGGAAAATGTATCTGTTGCACATGTTGCACAAGTGGGTATTCACTTTATGAAATTCTGTGGCAAATATGAACTTGAAAAAATTTCTCAAAACGCTGAGGCCTACGCTAAGTGGCTTAACAATCCGTATCAAGGTAAACTTCATGGACAAAGTACTACCTAATCAAGTATATGCAGGTCTTTTTGAAATACTTAAAGACCAAAGACTGTATCACTACAGTAAAGTCGGGCAGGATTATTGTCACCTCACCGAAGAAGGTGAGAAGGCTGTGACTGCATGGGTGAATCTAATGGGTCCGAAAATGCACAAATTGGATCAAGCTAAGATTGATGCCCGAGCAAAACAAATGGTTTGGGAAGAACTTAAAAAATGACATTCAAAACTTTTAGTGGTCCCAAGATTAAAACAGTCAAGCCCAATGATCCATTATGGCATATCACTAGTGGGGTGACATTGACTCCTAGAGCAGGATTTGTAATCAATGAAAAATGCCCCAGAGAGTATAAATTAATTATCGCTGACTGTTTGAATAACGGCTGGCTACAGCCTATTGCCTATATGCGTGATGATGAATATACTTGGGAGAGTTTAAAATAATGAAACTCTTATACGATGACTTTAATCAAATCTACGTTTGGGTAGATGATGCCAATGAGGATGACGAACTAAGCCCTCATTTTGATTATGAAGAAGATGCCGAACAATGGTTCAGTAGGATGAAAGAAGAAATTAAACGAGGTTGATATGACTGATAAAGAACAAATTTATTTAAACATGTTAATGCAAAAAAGCCCTAACGACCTAGTAGAGTATATCAAAAGTCTAAGTGACCGTGAACGTAAAGTTACTATTGATATTATGATAGAATATGTATTGGATCAAACTGAGAAACAAATAACTGAATTGGATGAGTATAGACTTCATAAAAAAGAAGATTACTCTTTAGCCAAAGAATATCTAAAGAGGTTTCAATTACAAAAATGAAAAAGATTTTCTACGAAAAAGTCGGTCGCAGGTACAAGCCTGTTTATGAGTACGATCAAGTCCTCTTGGATGCTTTCTCAAAAGGAAATCACTTGGTTATGGTCTGCCCCGTTTAATGTTGATCCTAACTATGCCGCGATGATTGCCGCAGGTCGTGTTGCTGAGGATGCAATTAGCAAAGCTATCATAGATGCTAGTGACCTTCGACCAAGCAAAAAACTTGTCACAGAAGGACAGCGACAAGCATGGGAAAATTTAAGCAAAGAATTCGGAGATGAAATTCATATGCTACAATGGCCCAGCGCCCGAGAAGCCTGTGAAGAAGCAGTCAAGGCAATGCAAATAGAAGCTAACAAGTTAATGACTAATCCAGCAGTCAAACTAGCATATGACCATTTCATTATGGTCTGTGAATTAACAAAGGATAACCAGAATGAATCTAAAAGCTAAACCTATTATTAAAAATCAATATTGGGTTGTTACTGATGGTAATAAAAAAGTAGGTAACGTAGTTGCTGAAGGTAGTGAGTATGCAGTTAAACTTGATAACAAGATTGAACACTATACTAGCACCAAAGCAATCTCTAAGAAAACTCAAATAGAGTTTGAGAAAGTTCAAAAAGCAGACAAAGATAAGTCGCCGCCCTTTGCGGTTTTTCCTACTAGTTCTAACCGCATCTACAACAGTGTTTTAGATGTGAAAAGAAAATTACATCTATTCACAAAAACAGCAAAAAGTAAATGCTATCATGTTGCAGGATGGTTTGCACTCAAGCAGGGTAGTGAATTTACTGTTACTTTTTGTCCTAAGTACATCTTTATCCAACGCTATGAGTATGTAGGTCCTTTTAAAACTGAAAGTGAAGCAAAAAGTAGCATAAATACTCTATGATTAACATTAAGAAGTTCATAGACCGCGTGGCGACTATTGAAGGTAGACAAGGAAAAGATGTTGTAATTACCTTAGTTGAAGCACGTGCGTTACGTGACGAAATTTCAAAATTAATTATAGACTTACAAGAATTGAAAGAATCACAGCCGGCTGCAAACGAACCCGAAGTTATTCAGGTAGTCTACAAAGGCGGTAAATGGTAAATGAGTAGAACACAACCAACAGTATTATTAGAGATAGTTGACAAGACCACATACAAATGCGACCAGATTGTTGAGGCTGCAGGTATATGGGCTGTGTTCTATGACGGTCAGCCAATTAATCTAAAGAGCCAACACTACCTGGATAGTGAAGCGGTACCTAAGTATAAGAAAACAAGTTTTAGTAATCCAGGACATGCCCGTAACCTGTGTCGTAAACTTAACCAGCAATTCAAAACGGATAAATTTAGTGTTGTGTTTATGAACAACGGCACCAAAGTTTATCCCGATGAGTAAGAAAAGTCTCAAAGAAAAAATAACTCAAGCAGTGATAGAACAACTCCCTGCTAGTAAACCTACCGTAGATGAGGCTATGAGTAAATGGTGGTCTACTATGAGACAAGATAACGGATTAAGACTTAACGATCTGGGTGACATGTCTTTCAGATTAGCCGATATAGAATTTTACGAACATACTATAGAGATAGTGCCAGATGTGAGTTGGCAACAATTCATGTTAGATTTAAGTAGAAAAATCAACTGCCCCTATTACTTGGGTGTAAATAAAAAAGATAATAAGAAAGCTGAGCCATACATACGATTGTATGATAGCAAAATTGCTATGATGCTAAACTTATACGGAGATATCCACTCTTATTTAAAATCAATAAAGGTACGAAAATGACAGAAAAGAAAAGCGTTAACCCATTCATTAACATGGCTAATGAAGCCAAAAAGAACAAGGCTCCAACTATTCATGGTAAGAATGTACAACAGAAAGCTCCTAAGCCAACAAAAGGTTTCGGGGGCGCAAGTGTAGTTAGACGTAGTGGGCGTGGCGGCTAATGTCAACGGTATAGTAGCCTGCCGCGTTATATATGTACAGGAGTGATAATAATGAAACGAATAATTCTTGCTGTATTAATAGGGATGTGTAGTGTAGCTAATGCTCAACATCATAGACACCATGGTCATCATCACGGAGGTCATTGGGGTCATTGGGGTAACTGGGTAGCACCAGCTATCATTGGTGGTGTAGTGACATATGCTATCACTAGACCATTTCAACCCGCACCTGTTATTGTACAACAACCACCAATCGTTCAGACTTATCCAACTGCGCCATATGGTTATCACTATGAAAATATCTTAGATGCTAACTGTAATTGTTACCGACTAGTATTAGTCCATAATCAACCTTAAAGGAAATACCATGAAACAACTCATCGCAATCGTATTAGCATCAGCCGCATTAACAACATTTGCCGCAGAACCGTCTAAGGCGCCGGCACAACCAGCAACTCAGGCTGCACCCGCTGAAGCACCAAAGACAGAAATGAAATTAGCCAAGAAAAAGGCAGATAAGGACGCCGAAGCTAAAGCAGCTAAGGATGCCACCAAAAGCGCACCCGCCGGCGATAAAAAAGCCGAAGCTCCTAAGAAGTAATCCATTACGATTCACTCTT